AGTCGTATTGTTGGCTAAAGCTTGAAATCCCACACCAGCATTAGAATGGCCAGTCGTATTACCATTCAGTGCGTTTGTACCCATAGCTGTATTACTAGCACCTGTTGTCGTACTTGTTAAAGCTTGGTATCCCACACCTACGTTGTCATTTGCTGTTGTGTTTGCATCTAAAGCATTTAACCCAACAGCAACATTCTGTGATCCTGTAGTACTTACTCCTAAAGCACTTTTGCCAATCGCTACGTTATCACTACCTGTCGTATTAGAATCTAATACATAAGCTCCTAATGCAGTATTATTTTGACCTGTTGTATTCGAACCACCAGAATTATAACCTACAAATGCGTTAGTACCACCAGTTGTCGTAGCGTCACCCGATAGACCACCTATAAAGGTGTTCTGTATGCTTGTGGTTACTAATAATCCTGCATTATGACCAATGGCTACGTTGTAAACATCTGTAGCTGATGTAAAGTTTTGTGTAATTAAAGCCTCTCGCCCAATCGCAATGGATTTACTTCCAAGTGTATCTGATGCTAAAGCCGCACGACCAATAGCAACATTATGATCTGCATCAGTTAAAGCAGTTCCAGCGAATGCACCCACAAGGGTGTTTTCAACGCCTGTGGTTATTGCGTCCCCTGTATATGCACCAACTGCTACGTTGTCAGAATTAGTTGCTGTTGTAAAGTTTTGAGTACTTAATGCGGATCTACCAACAGCTGTTGATCTATTTCCTAATGTATCTGTGGTTAATGCTTCTCTACCTAAAACAACATTGTCATCTGCGTCAGTTAAAGCATCACCTGCAAGACCACCGATGAGAGTGTTTGATATGCCTGTGGTTACTTCTTGCCCTGCGGCATAACCAACTGCTACGTTGTAGGAATCTACAGATGTAGCTTGGTTATGAACGCTTAACGCATCAACACCGACAGCTACGTTTCTATCACTTAGTATATTTGTAAATAATGCAGTATGACCTATTGCTGTATTTTCGTTACCTGTCGTAGCATTACTTAAAGCCCGATACCCAACAGCCGTATTGTCATTTGAGCTTGTAAGAGCATCACCTGCAAGACTACCAATGAGGGTGTTCTGTATGCCTGTGGTGACTGCTGTTCCTGCGTTATACCCAACCGCCACGTTATAATTATCAGCATCTGAGTTTTGCACTCTCAATGCACTAAAACCTACAGCTACGTTTTTCCTACCTGTATCTTCAGTTAACATTGCATCTTTACCAATAGCCACATTGGAGTGGCCTGTAGTGTTAGCTCCTCCAGAATCATAACCAATTGCTACGTTATTAGACGCTGTGGTACTTACATCTAAAGAACCAAAACCAATTGCCACATTACTTGAACCTGTAGTATTAGCTTTTAAAGTGTGCGCTCCTAGTGCTGTGTTAGTAGCACCTGTAATATTAGTAGTTAAAGAATCGTAACCTAAAGCTGTATTGTAGTCTGTGGTAGTCGTTGCGTCTAAAGCATTAGTGCCAACAGCGGTGTTATAATCACCAGTAGTAATCGCAGTACCAGCCTCATTACCTACAACCACGTTGTAGTTACCGCCAGATTCTATTGAGTTACCTGCGTTGACACCTATTCTTAGATTTCCAGTCCCTGCTGAAGCAGTAATAATATCTGCACCATCTGCAAAGGTAACGTCTGCCGCTAGAGCAACTGCACCTGTCACACCAAGCGTTCCACCAACAGTCATATCGTCCGTAACAGTTAGATCATCGCTAACCGTTAAGTCATCAACCACTGTGGCTCCAGCTAAGTTAACCGCTGTAAGTAAATCGTGAACCACGCCACCTGAACCTAAACCATCCGTTGCAATAACCTTAGTCTGCCCTGCTGGAATAATAACATTTGCACCACTGCCACATGTAAAGGTTAAAGCCGCTGATGTTGTGTTATACATAAACCAAGTTTTGCTAGAAGTATTCGGCAGAAGTGTTACCGTACATGCCTGACCGCCACCTGTAAGTTTTAACCCAAGGCATCTATCTGCGTCTAAAGCACCGTCTGCAATTGTAATGTTGTCAGTAGAAGCGTTTGCAATCGCCCGTGTTCCCCAAGCAACCGCTTGGCCAATAATTTCTAAGTTTGTGTTTGTGTTTGTACCCCATGAACCTGACGCATCGCCAGTAGCCATCTCGTTAAGTCTGAGGTTATTTACATAGGTGCTTGCCATATTAATCGATCCTTACTATTGCGTTAGAGGCGGTGTTTGCAGGAAACACAATCTTAAACGTACCACCAGAAACTGTGAAGTCACCGCCAAAATCTAAGATTGCGATTGCTCCTCGTGCGTTTGACGATGCATCGCCCAGTGTTTTATTATAAATTAATGCACCTCGCGCAGTGAATGTAGCCGAAGTCCACTCAGGATCAGCGGAATCAAACACGCCACTGGTGCTGTTTTCTTCTACTGTCTTACTTGCCAATGCAACTCCAGCAGTGGTGTAGCCTCCACCATTGGCGACTTCGTTAGATGTTATGTACCCATCTGTAGTCGCGTTTAGTGTTGCTGAACTTGTGTAGAGTGCAATCATTATAGTATCACTATCTAAGTGCTGATCACCCAGAAGGACATCTTTTTTAAATAGTGTGCTCATCGCTTGTGTAATAGCCATTATATTCCTCCGTTGTATTCAGCTGTGTAATCTCTTAGCATCTCTTGCTGGAATAACTGAACTGATTCATCAAATTGTTGTTTGTATAAGGTTAACGTATTTGCATCTTTTAGGAAAGCAGAAGTTTCATAAAGGCAAGCCGCCAATAAAAGAGCCTCTGCATGATCACCCAACCACGTTGTAGTATTGCCAGATGTTAAGCCTGCTGCTGGTGCAACATACTCAACACTGTAAGCAAGAATTGCATCAGGTGTTGGGGCAACTGTTATAACAGTGCCTGCTGTACCTGCTGAACTCGTGCTGAACATTATTGGCGTTGCTTGAGTTGTCGAGTTTGGCCAATAATCTCTTAGATAGGAATCTATCCTGTGATCTAAAAAACTAACAACATTGCTAGATGTAATAGATACATTCCTAATCATTCTTGCATCTGCCACTGTGTATTGGGTTGTCCCTACAGCAAGATTTGCCGCTGAGGACGTAAACCTAAAACATGGCAAGTTGGGCAATCTTTGGTAAATCATTTCTTCAGCTTGGCTAATAATTTGATCTATAGAAGCTGTTAACTCAGAAGAATTATCCTCTGTAAAATTTTGTATATTAGATACTAAAGTTGCGTAATTCATTATTCACCCCACCCGTTGATTCCCCAACCTTCTTGACCCCAACCAAGAATTTGGACACTTTCTGTGCCAACTGCACCTGTGCCGGCTACGCCTGCTTCAGCAATTGATAAGTTTAGGGCCTCTACACCGACAGCACCTGTGCCAGCAGTTCCAGATACACCTTTAACTCCAACAGGTGATGCGGTTCCAACTGCACCTGTGCCTGCTACTCCTGCTTCAGCAATTGATAGCTCTAGTAATTCACTGCCTATCGCGCCTGTGCCTGCATCACCAGAAGGATTAGGGCTAATTGTTATTTCTGAAATTGCACCATTGCCAACAGCCCCTTTACCATGCATCCCAATTCCAGGAAGTAATCTTGGGTCAATTGTCCAGTCTTGCGTAAATCCAACAAAGAAAGTTACATTGTCAGGATCGTTATCTGGGCGAGGCTTAAATAAAGCTGTTGCGTCTATTATATTTTTCGCAGGTGTTAGCTGTGGCTGTTTAGGATCAAACTCTTCAGGCTCAACGCGCAAATTATTCCAAGTAGTTTTAAGGTCTTTATATCTAACCTTAAACCCACTTATGTCGCTCATGGCATTTGATTTTTTACCTGATGCGTATCTCGCCATTATCCTAAGTTCAATCCTGTTGGGTAAATTCTTAAACTAACACCGTCATTATCCGCTGATTCAGCTAAGTCAAATGATTTCTGATATACACTTTCTAGCATTTGAAATTTATCAGGTGCATATTTTAAAGCCAACTTACTAGCCAATCCTGCACATATACAGTCTGACCAACGATACGGTACATCCGCATCTTGAAACGATGCCGTTATATCTTCCATTTGGTTAACTGCCCAATAACTCAGGCTGTATGTAGTTAAGTTAGGGATCTGCCAAATATAAATTTGTGGCGTATACTGTTTGTCCAACATATACTGACTTGGCTTTCCCGAACTTGCCTTGTTGGGAATCTGATTGTAATCCGAAATTGATATTCTGTCTATTGCTTGATCCGCTGTGTCAGTTCCTGCGCTATCTCTTACGACTACATCAATAAGGTCTATTGTTCCAACTGGTAAAGTATATGGCGTAGTCTGGTC